TGGAATCTAAGGGTTTCTGTTTCCTGGAGCTGCTCTAGGGAAGCAGTGTGAGCTACTACCCTAGAGACCTTCCAGTCGTTAGCCTGCACCCATTGATAAATGGTGGAGACTCCTACATGACTCTTATGTTTCTTTTGAATAGCCGTACTGATGTCAGCAGCGGATTGCCCCTCCAGGAACAGTTTATGAGCCAGCTCTTTAATTTTAGGTGAGAATACTTTAGGCATACGTCCCCCGTCTAGTAAGTTGGATGCTGAGAGTCTATGTTGCCTCCGTAAGGAGTCCCGTCTGATTGTAACAACTTAGAGAAGTCTAAATGTCCTTTAACTTTAGTAGAGGCCGTAAAACATGCAGGGACTTTAAAGACGCCTCCTGTCGGGCTTACTGACCGTTTAAACTGAATAGCTACTTCGTCTCGACCACAGATACGCGTCCAGATGTGCTCCTGCTCATTGAGAGGGTTGTAAGCAATGTTCTTAAGGATTGAACCCGTGGTGCGTCGCACCCCCTCAGCCTCTTTGTTATGGACGCAGTCTGTATAATCACACCAGACTACCGTTCCTTTTTGCTCCGTTAAGGACTTCATGTCAGAAATCTCTTCTGTAAAGACATCCTTATAAGGATACTTCACCCTATCATTAGGGGTATTAAACGAGAACTTCATTTCTTTTTCTTTTACCATGTGCTCTATCTCCTTTTTATCCACAGCGCTATACACGCCGCGTCTCGCCAATCCTGCTCAGGGAGTATATCTCCCCACTTTGCTACCGTATACTCTGTAATGCCTTGCTTGTTTAGATTACCCCTTCCAATAACTATCTTCTTCCAGTGTCGATTATCCACCGGGATACACGTTACTTCGTTTAAGGCGCATCCTAGGCGTACAGCCGCTACGACTGTCGCAATTTCAATAGTAGACTTAGGATTTTGAATGAAGATAGCTGACTCGACGGCAACGGTAGGCTTAGTCGTTAAGGATTTCACAAAAGCTTCAAAGCCTAATCCTATCTGCCTGAACCGCTCATCAAAATCATCGTGCTTGCTAGCCCACTTAGCCCGTCCTACTATGCGCTCTTCAGCATCCACACAAGTAATGTGAATAGCTCTGGAAGAGCAATCGACTCCTATATAAATAGGAGAAAGGGACGTATTCAGTTCCTGCGCTAGTTCTTCGCTCATGGGTACCTTGGTCTGCTCGGCTGCTACTATTCTATTATACCCTCTAACCAATTTTAATTCCATCTTTAGTCAGCGTTCGTAGGGTGACAATTCTTGATACGGCGTCGTAAGCCGATTTATAAGTGTTCAAGAGACCCCCGACACGAGTAAAGGCTACTTCAAGCTCTATGACATCCCTGCGTAACTCCCTTAGGCCATCATAAGTAATGAGGATAGCTCCTCGTAACTCTTCTTTTGTGAGCCTCTTCTGACCACCTTCCTCCCTATCTCGATTTACTGTATACGAGGCGGTGGCAAAGCCTTCGTCAAAGGCAGCTTCAAGAGCCCCTTTCTTAGCTGTTATACCGGCTAGTTCAGTTTCTAGATAGGCTCGGTAGCCTCCGAACATCGTAATAAAGGTTTCAAGCTCTCTATTAGAAGAGTTCATAAGATTAGAGAAATCTACATCATACTCTTTTGTCCAGCCTATACTAATAGGTTGAACCGGTAAGTTCTTTATATACTCATCAGCCTTAGTTAAGGCTTTCATTGGAGTCCATTTAGGCTCCAAGGATTCCATTTTCAATGTCATTAATTACCCTCCTACCTTCTTGCACTGGCAGTAGCTTTCGCCCGTACACTCCTCAGGTGCTTTAGTCATAGCCATTATCGCTAAACAGCGATTAAGTATGTCTGTCATAATCTCCGCAGATTTAGCGACTTGAAAAGCCTTTACTTCCTGCGTGTTTTTATTCTCGTAGAGAAGTACGCCATTCTCGTAGCACCCTATATTAAGATAAAGCTGTATTTGAATCAGATGTTCTGGTTTAGGAGCGTACTTTAAAGCTTTAAAGCCTCTGTCGTTAATAGACTTAAGCTCAATAACTAGGTGCCCCGCATCAGGATGAAGGATGACAAAGTCAATACGTCCTGAAATCGACGGGGTATCTAGCTTAAGAGGTTGCTCTGTGCTTACTAGGATACCTAATTTAGTAAAGTACGCCTCGTATCGGTTACCTAGGTAATCACCGTTATCAAATATCCTCCGCAGTTTACCTGGGATGGTCTCTCCGACTAAAAGACCGTTGTAAGAATAATACAGATAGCGGTCACAGAGATTCCCTAGTGCAGAGGGGTAGAAAACCCCAGCTCGTGGTGGCCTTTGCTTACGCTCCAGTCCTATTTCTAGCTGGTCGATAAGCCACTCGTCCTGCTTATAAATAACCTTAGGTACTGTTTCTCTCTTTGCGGGCTTCTTAGGGCCGCTACTACTTAGTTGTTTAACTCCTGGCATATCATTTCCTTTATCGCCCCCTTCGAGGTGGCTGTTATGTGTAAAATATACTCAACTTCATCGTAGTTCATCAAGTATGCGTCCCGTTTCTTCTCGCGCTTACCGAAATGCCCGTAAGGGCCGTCTGCTTCAACTACCCACTTCAACTCGGAGAGGTAGAAATCTACCGTATAAGGATAGAAATCTACCTGCTCCCCGTACCTAAGCCCTATTTCTGTCAGGCACTCTGCTATCAAAGTTTCCTGTTTCGTATAATCCCTAGGGTGATACATCATTACGTAGCTTATCTACAGCCCCTTCTGTCGCTAGCAAGGTACTCTTGAAATTCGGCATACCCTGTTCTTTTATAGTACCGTACGTATACCACGCACCAGCTTGATTAACGATACCCAGTTCGATAGCCTCACGAATAAAGCTCTCTAGGACATCGAAACCACCGTCTACCTTGAACGGTACGATAGCTGAGTTCCAGTTCTCTCCTCCAACCTTAGTCTTACGGAGGCGTACTTCCATCTCAAAGCCTACCCGTATCTTCGTATTCCCCGGCCCCTTCTCATCAATCCAAGAGTTCCGGCGTACTTGAAGCAAGTTGTGAGCAAAGAACGTCTGTCCTATGCCCCCAGGCATGTTATCCAAGGCTACTGGGCCTAGCGATGCCCGTACTTGGTTAATCAGTACCAAGGCTGACCCATTCTTCAAATGAGGAAGAAGCTTTGGTAGGGAAGAATTTACGAACCTGGCCTGCCATGCCATAGGATTGTATCCGAACTGCTCATCCATCACAGCTGAGGGTACAAGACCCGCTACGCTATCAAGGACTACGATATCTACTCCTGCTTCAAGGAAGGCTCTGCATACTTCCAGCGCCTCTTCACCTGAAGTAGGTTGAGATACGATTACTTTCTCCGTGTCTACGCCGCATTTAGCCATCCAACGCCCATCCCAGGACAGCTCTGTATCAATCCACGCTGCTAGACCTCCAACAGATTGTGCAGAAGCTACAATTTGTGAAGTAAGATAGGACTTACCCACATTCGTGGCCCCGTAGATAAGCGTGAGCCTCTTCCTAGGTACCCCGCCGCCAGTGAGTTTATCAAGGGCTGGGATACTAAAGGGGATTTTCTCATACTCAAACCGCTCACTGCTGCCTAGGGCCAGGTTTAAGTCCTTGCGCCCTAGGAGGTCTCTAATAGCTTCTTCGGCGGTAGCCTTCACTACTTGCCTCCGTCTAGAACTTCTTCAATAGCGGTGTCTACGGCCTTATGAACATGCTCCCAAATCTTTCCTGTAGCCTCATGAGCCTCAGCGAGCTGGTCATCAATACTCAACCCCGTGTCAATACCTCCCACAGTCACATCTACCCTTGAATATTGATTCAAGTCGTGCGGCCCTACTCTAAACGTGAACCCCAAATGAACATCTACTTTAGGCATATACTTCCTCCTTCTCCCAATCTATATAATCTATTATATCAAACTTATCCTCAACATGCAACTTATTAGTGTCCATGTCAACCTTCACCGCAAGTGAGCCTACGCACTTTTCCATGTCTACCGTAAGTGGGATGCCTAGGCTATTCGTTTGGAGAAGGGCTCGAATCTCAGTAGGTATGAAATCCAGCTCTTCATCCGCAATCTCACATATAATCTCATCATGCACCTGCATAAGTACGGCGCTTTTCTTATCTACCAGGTAGTTATCTACCGCGATAAGGCACTCATTCATAATGTCTGCAGACGTACCTTGGACTAGATAGTTCACTCCCCTGTACCCAAGAGTATCAGGAATGCGATACAAACGATTAAACCTGTTCTTGACCCAGCCCCTACGTTTGACAGCCGCCATTACACCTTTAATGAAATCAGAGGCTCCCTCCATGCCGGTTAGGTACCGTTGCTTGTACTCAGTGGCTTTAGCCGCTGTTGTACGTAGCTGAGACGCTAGCTTATCTTTACCGATACCGTAAATAATACCGAATGTAATGCTCTTTGCCATCTGTCTGTAAAACTTAAACTCAGGGTCACTCTTCTCCAGTCCAAAGGCTAGCTTGGCTGTCTCACTGTGGAAGTCAATATCCGTAGCATTGAGCATAGCATCAATCGTCTCATTGTGAAGATAGCTAAGGAACACTCGTACTTCCATCTGAGAGTAGTCGAAGCTTATTAAAGTGAACCCCGGCCTAGCTATCAACATCCTTCGAATAGATACCTGATGCTCGTCTGCTTCATTATGAGTATCGTCACCAAGGTACCCCCACGCGTCGAGAACCGACCCCTCTAGCTCAGAGACTAGCCTGCCGCCTTTAGACGATATCTGTGTCTCCAGCCTTCCCAGCGTTGTAATGCGCTCCTCTTCTGAGAGAACTCGATTAGCTAGTATAACATTCGCCCTAGGAGCATTCTGCAGGTTAGGCTCTCTGGAGGAAAGCCTGCCCGTAAGGGTGCCCCAGTTACAAAAGGTAGTGTGTAGGACTCCTTGTTCAATCCAAGGCTCTACATACGTCGTACGGAGCTTATCTAAGGCCCTGTACTGTCCGATGTAACCCGCTAAGGGGTGGTTAACATTAGCAAGAGCTTCTACATCCCATGCCTCTTTACCGCCTTTAGCCGTGACCTTCGTTGAATGAATACCCATGCTGTTAAAGAGGGCTCCAATTTGAGCAGGCGATTGAATATTAAACTCCTCACCGGCTAGCTTAAAGATAAAAGCTCGCACTTCCTCCTGACGTTTTAA